TGCACATCAACATAAGGTGAAAAACAATCCCAATACTGATGTATATTTAAATTATGTTTAGGTGCATCTTTCTTCCAACAAAATGCATGGATAGGTCTTCGTGTCCAGTTTACACCATTAGGAAGTAAACATTCAAATAATAATGCTCTTCTCTCTAAACTATTTACTGTGTGAACATCAGCAAAAGTAAAATCACCGTGACCTTTTTCATGGTCGTATAAATATTCATTTCTAATATATGCACTAAACGGTGGTAAGTTGTGATTTAGATATGCCAATTATTTTTTCTTTTTAGTTGTTTTCTTTTTAGTTGGCTTTTCATCTACTTCCATTTTTTTTAATTTACCAGAGTTTATCATTGCATAAAAAATACCTTTGCCTTTTTTAGCTCCGTATCTATCTTTAAAATCTTCTAAGGTTCTTTTACCTTGTGCGGTTAGTGGCATTGTGTTTCCTTTTTAAAGCTAATTTACCTTTTTTAAATATATTTACAACTTCTGTTTTACCCATGACTTTTGCTCTTTGTTCTCCTACAGTTAGTATTTGAACTTTCCTTGCATAAGGTTTTTTAATCTTTTTAACTTTTGCTACAGTTGCTCTAGCATCTGCAGGTGTTGCAAACTTTATTGATACAGTATCTTTTGGATTCTCGTCTGTATATAATCTTCTACCAGAACCTTTTGGTTTCTTGCCTGTACCTTTCTTAGGGTCAGCCATTAAAAATTAAAATTTAATCCTACTTTAACTTTATCTTTATCTGCAGATAATTCTGTTTTTAAATCTTTTGTAAATGACTTAGATAAATTTAAACTAGCTTCTCCTTTGTTGTTAACGGTAAAAGAACTATTATATGTTTTTCCGCCAAGTTTTAAACCTAGCTTATTAGAACCTACTAACATATTATCACTAAAAGGAATCTTGCCAATAGCATTTTCTATTTTGGATTTAACGTTTTTTGCAACAGGTGTATTTAACACTACACTTCCTACCGCAGCAGTAGCAGCTTTTTGAGATGATTTAATTAGTTGTTTTTTCTGGTCAGATGATTCTGCTACTTTTTTTAATTCTTCTATAATCCTAACATCATTCGAATATTTTTTTTCTTTAGTCATTTCTATTATTTTCTATTATGTTTACGAACTCTGTGCCTTTGATTGCTTTGTATACATTACCCTTTGGACTTACGGCCTTTAACATGTCGTTG